AAGGCTATGGGAAAAGCGAAGAAGGGGCATCCTGGTGGGATCCAACACTTTAGAGATAAGATTATGAAAGCTGGTAAAGATGCAGTTAAGAAACATGATGAAAAACTTGCTGATGAAGAACTCAATAACGAAGATCGCAGCCCCGAATTTCAAAAGGATATTGATGATCGTAGAAAGAGGGGTGATGAAGAATCAGCTAAACGATTAGAAGCGGGGGAGAAAAAATCTGATGATGCTGTTGCAGCAGCAAGACAAAAGGCTGTCGATAAAAAGAGAGCAGAAATACACAAAAGATCTGGAGGCAAGCCTCCGCGCATGGGTGGACTTACGCATACGAAGCCTGTACCTCCCTATAAGCCAGGAGAAAAGCCAGGAAAAGTAAACTCTTCTTCTGAGTATAGAAGGATGGGCTTGTATTTAGCTGAAGCTATGGGCTTTAGAATTGATGAGCTTCTTCCTGCTGTTGCCGCTATGGCGGGTCGGGCAGTAGTGGGCAGCGTTGTAAAGAAGGTTGCTGGGAAGGCTTTAGCGTCTGATGAAGATAAGAAGAAAAAAGAATTAGCGGCTCAGAATAAGTCTGCTGAAGTTCAAGAGGAAGGCAAAGCTGCTGTGATAAAAAAAGCACTTACAAAAGTTGCTAAAAATCCAAAGGTAAGAGCGGCTGTTCTTCGTGCTGGATCTCAGGCAGCAACAAGTATGGCTGATAAAGAAGAAAAGAAAACACAAACGGAAGGCAAAATCATGAATAGTTATGTTAAAAAATTAATGGAGTGGGAAGCTGGTCCTACCGCAAAGAGGATAGCGGCAAAAGCAGGAGACCCAGAAGGTAGAGTTTCAGATACTGGTGGGAAAATCAAAGATCCTCTAGTTAAAAAAGAGGTGGCAACAACTCAGGCTAATGTAGATAAAAAACTCGGCGTAAAAACTAACCTAAGAACTAAAGATGCTATTCAAGGATCTATGAACCGAAGAAGAGCAGCCGTTAAGGCTGGTAAGTCTGTTGAAGGCTCTCCTCGCCTTGGTGGGGAAACTAGAAAAGATGCAGAAGCAGATGCTTACCATAGCAGGAAGAAAGTTCATGACGCTGGAGATCAGTAATTGGCAAAGAAGAACTACAAAGCGACGACGAGGCTACCTGAGCTTCCTGACCTTGATGAGGGAGAGAGTCTTCTTAACCTCTTCGATCAGGAGAATCCAGATATTAACCTCTTCAACTTGGTTGATGATGAGATGATTCGTCTTGCTGGTTCTAAGTTCTCTTTCTACAAGTACTATCAGTCTGCTGACTATGATCCTGTTTACATGGAGTCTCGTAACAAGCCTGTAGCCAAACAAGCACTTACGGTTCACGGGCACTACGACCCAATCTCCATGAGTGAGGAGCTTACCCAGTTTGGTATTGAGTTAACCAATGATCAACTCTTTACTTTCAACAAGAGCTACATTGAAAGGAAGCTTGGTAGGTCTGTGATCCCTGGAGATGTTATTAAGCCTTTTTTCCAAGATCAAAGGTATGAAATTTTCGAAGTTGTTGAGGATAGCTTTGAATCGTATGGTGTGTACCACTTAGTATGCTCTGCTAAACTCCTCCGTGATGCTCCTGATGTTCAGGACACCCCTCTTACCCAGGTCAGCGATGAACTTGGGGGGTATGCAGGTATAGACGAATGATCATTAGTGACACTCAAGTTGCAAGTTGGAATTGGGGAATCACACCTAATAATGCTGCGTTTGTCGCTGGAGCTATGGCATTAAACACTGGAAATATGATTCCTTTCCCTGGAAAAATGGCAAATCTTTATTTATCTATAATAGACAGGGACGGGGTTTCTAGACTAAAGGAATTACAAGCTATTGGATTAAGTACTTTACTTACTTTAGATTCACATCCACCTTCTGCTGATAGCCATATGGATTTGAAGTTTTCGGTTTCAGGATTACCTTATGTTTCTTCTGAATATCTTGGATCCCCTACTATTCCTCACTATGTTATCCCTGTAACTTTAGAGGAGATTATAAACTATGATGGAGCTTCTGTATCTTGGGATGCGACAGCAGGGGAGCCAGTAGATCTTTATGAAGTTACTTATGGAGCATCTAAAAACACCGTATCAATGCCTGATACTGTTCTTACTACATGGGATGCCTCCACATTTACAAGTAGGAATGACAGATGGGATACTAGGGAAGGAGATGTGCGTAAAGTAATTTACAAAATGACCCAAGCTAAGAATAACATCTCTTTTGTTTACAGAGAATCTCTACGCTCTATGATCGCATCCTTTAACGATGTAGGATATATTGATTCAGAGGAGAAGTTTAATAGTATCATGTGTATCCATGCTAATGCTGAGAGAGCTATTGCCAAGTTGAAGCAAGAAAATAATATTATTCTTCCGATCATTTCTATAGGTCAAACAACTTCAGACAATGATACTGCTCGACAGAAAACTGAAAGTCTTTTAGTTAACGAGAGCTACTGGGATGCAGAAAAGAATAGAGCTTTCAGAGTTCTTAGTCTAGCCCCTAGGGCAGTGAATGTTAAGTATCAATTAAATATCTGGACTAAGTATATGTCCGACATGGATCAAATTCTTGAACAGATTAGATTAAAGTTTAATCCTGAAATGCAGGTTCCAACAGAGTTCTCCACACTAGCCAAAGCATACTTAGACTCTGAGGACGATGTGGGTCAGGTTGCAGTAGCAGACAAGGCTGATAGGGTTCTTAAGAAAACTCTGAACATAGTCTTAAGAACATACATCCCTAGTCCTAAGTTTCTTTACACTTCGACTGGTAAGATTGAAGAATTTAAAGTGGAGACTAGTTAATGGCTGATCCTATTTGTGTAGCCACTACTGCCGCAACCTGTGGACATTCCCAATCAGGAAGTAGCAGAGTGAAAATTGGAGGTAAGGGAATATCCCGAGTCCAAACAGACACTGCTGGTGGATTGATTATAGGCCCAGGATCTCAAAGTGTGTTTGTAGAAGGTGATAAGGTTTCTCTACCTGGAGATGCAATAACAACACATGGTAAATCACCCCATGCGGCTGCAACAACAATAGCAGGGCAGTCTAAGGTTGTCGCAGGTACTGGATTTTCGGTTGATACGGGAGATACAGCAGATGCTCCTAACCCAGACATCAGGATGCAAAGCTTTTCTGTTAATTTAACAGAGCTTTTTGCTTCTGGGCAAGGACATTATCCTCCTACAAATATGCAAGCAGCGATGAATTATTGTTATACAGGACAGCCTCCTGCGCCTCCTGCGCCCCCTCCTCCCCCTGCACCAACCTACTCTTATACCGTTGTGAATAGTGGGAATGATACTTCCCAACCATTTGTAGTAGGTTTTTGGCGATTCTTAAATGGAACTGACGCACCCGATCAAGCCATACTAACAATGGATTCTCTTGAATTTTATCCTGATGTTGAGCTAGTCGCACAACAATCTATAGGATCTTTAGATCCAGGAGAGACTTTCTCAGGCACTTTCCAGTATACAGATCTGTACTATACTAGTAATATACAATATGCGTTTGGTATTTATGCCGATATTTACAATACTGCAACAGAGAAAGATGAGAAGAATAGTGCCCCCACTCTTACAGTAGCAGTGAATACAGAATGTGGGTAAAAAGTTTTCATAAAAAGGGTCGGCCTGTAGTACATAATAAAGGAAGGAATTAGTTATGAAAGTTGTAAAAAATGATAGTCTTCAGTGCCTCACCGTCTACTTCAGTACAGAAAAAGGATGTAAGGAGAGGAGTATGAAGCCAGGGGAAAGCCTTGTAGTTCCCGAGAGCTACATCACAGAACAGATCAAAACCCTACATCGACGTAGGATCTTTAAGATTTCTAACGCTTAGGAGAAATTAAATGGTAAATTATGTAAGCCCTGGTGTATACACCATTGAGAAAGATATTTCAGAATACGCCCCGTCAATTAATACCTCTATTGTTGGTATCGTCGGGTTTGCTAGTAAGGGTCCCACGAACAAGGCTACCTTAATCACTAGCCAAAATAACCTTATTAGTACTTTTGGTTCTCCAAGTGAATCCATTAGTGGTCAAGCTCTTGAGGGCGCACTAGAAATTTTAGAGCAAACCAACAGCATGTACTTCGTAAGAGCCGCAGGTAGTTCGGCTGCTGATGCGTCTGCTACTATGGGTATTGGTTCTTGCCCTGCTGTTATAGTTTCTGGTGGTGCTGCTTATGCTGCTGGGGAAGGTTTTGGAGTTGGAACACCTCTTACTTTAAGAATTCAAGTTTATGATAACGCAGGAACGGCTCAGTATCCTGACAACTCTAGTGCAGGTAAGGACTTTAGTATTCCTGCGAGTACTGCTACTAGCCAAGCTGAGGCAATTCGCAAAATTGTCGGTGGTGGCTTAGATGCTGATAAGGTTGGTTGTTTCTTTGATGGGGCTGTTGGTGCTGATGCTACTGGTTTAGGTCTTTCTGGTGCTATTGTCGGAAGCTTTGCTGGTTCTGGTGCTTCTATTGGTGTTTCTGCTTGTAGTGGTACTTCCTTCGCTCCAACAACTATTGGTGCTACTAATGGTGGCGTTTCTGCCTTAATGGCAACTACCCCTGCAAGTGGAACAACGGCTTATGGTGTTTCTGGTCTTTATGCTTCTGCTGTAAGGGTTTACGGTGGAAGTATTCTTACCACAGGAACGAATTCCGCTGCCTATAAAGTGGAGTCTTTACATCCTGGAGCGGGTTACAATGCTGGAACTAGGACGGATGGCAATACAAGTGGTAACAGCATTACTGCTGCGGATCTAGGGTCACAAAACTTTAATGTTAATGTTAATCAAGATGGTACTACAGCAGAAACTTTCAAGTGTAGTTTTGTTGGCTCAGGTGCTTTTGTTGAAAATGTTATTAACACTGGCGAGACTAATGTTACCTCTGATATTATTAAAGGTAATTTGGTTAAGGATGATGCTGATGCTACCGCAACCGAACTAACGAATTATTCCGATCTTTTAAGTACTTTGATGGGAACAACTAAATTCCAAGTAGATTATCAATGGGCAGAACCCGCAGGGGATGGAACAGAATCCCCCGTCTCGCAATCCAGAGTCTCTGATGCTGCCTCTAGATGGAACAAGCTTGTTCCTGCGACAGCTACCAGTATGGCTGGTGGAGATAACGGCACAGGATCTGACAGTGCTAACGCAACTGCCTTGATTGGAGATGCTTCTGTTGAGCCTAAGACTGGTATGCAATCTCTTGATGACCCGACTCTTAACATTGGAATTGCTTTGGTCCCAGGAGTTCAAAACCAATCGGTTCAGAATAACCTTATCACGTTAGCGGAAACTACTCAAAACTTCCTTGCTCTTGTCTCGCCTCCTGTTGCAGTGGGAACGGTTCAGGATGCTATTGATTGGAGTAACGGTAAATCTTCCTCTACTGGTGGGTCTAGAACTGCGGCAATTAATAGTTCTTATGCTGCTATCTACTGGCCTTGGGTGAAGGTGTTCAGCACCTTCGACGGCAAAGATCGCTGGTACGATCCTGCGGTCTTCGGAGCCCGTCAGATGGCTTTCACAGACGCTGTGGCTGATAGCTGGTTTGCTCCTGCGGGATATCGTAGAGGTCGTCTCACGAAGCCTACCGAGGTGGAAGTCAAACTGAACCAAGGTGACAGAGACAGCCTTTACAGTGGAGGCAATGTTGTTAACCCAATCGTTTCCTTCCCGCAACAAGGTATCACCATCTTTGGTCAAAGAACTACTCAAAGATCTGCAACTGCTTTGGATAGAATTAATATCCGCAGACTTATGATCTACATTCGCAAGGTTATCCTTGCAGCGACCCAGCGATTTGTTTTCGAGCCTAACGATGAGTTCACTTGGTCACAAATCGAAGGTGTTCTTAACCCCTTCCTCGATGATATCCGTAGAAGAAGAGGCATCACCGAGTTCCGTGTTGTTTGTGATGAAACTACTAACACTCCTGTTAGAATTGATCGCAATGAACTTTGGACTAAGGTTCTCATTAAGCCTACCAAGACTGCTGAGATCCTCATCTTCGAAATCAACCTAACCAACCAATCGGCTCAGTTAGGTTCTCTCTAAGGAATTAAATAATGGCAACATCTTATTACAAGACTAAGTATGACCGTAAGTTCACCCCTGGTCAGGGTCTCCCCACCATTTCAACTGATCTTGATTCGGTAAGGGCATATCAATTTGAGATTCACTTCTTTGGGCTTCCTGAAGATGTGACGAACCAAGCTGATCTCACTCTGGCTGCCAAGAAAGTTGGTGGGTTGGAAATGAAGAACGAAGCGATTACTGTTGATCGTATCAACGATAAGGTTTTCTACCCTGGTAAGACCACTCCTGGTGAGCTTCAGGTGGACTTCGACAATCTCTATCTTCGTGAAACGGCTGCTGATCTGTACCGCTACTTCCGTCACACCTACGATCCTATCACTGGTGAGATGACTAAGAGCGCACAGCCTGGAGGCACTGCTGGACAGACTTTTAAAGCTGATAAAGTGGAGATCGTCATGCTTGATAACACGATGACTCCTCACTCTACTGTAGAGCTTTATGGGGTTTACCCAACCTCATGGTCTGCTTCAGAGTTTAACTATACTCAAAACCAATTCCACCAACTGACTGTGAACTTCAAGTATGATTTCATGAATGTTTATAACTACGCTAACCCATCTTAACTAGGGAGGTGATGTTTAGGTATCTATGGCTCAGTCTGTGGTTAAAAGCAGACTGAGCCTGTTTAACTTGGCTATAATATACTATGGATTACTTCTCAGACCTAATGGAGAGCTACGAAAAGCTTAAGAAGCGTACATTTAAACTTACTTATATCTTAGAAGCGGATACCCCAAAAGTCAAACCTGAAGATAAAGTTTCTGTGAGTCAAGATCAAGCAGTTGATGGTGTTGGTGCAGCAGTAGCATTCATGAAAGACAATTTGGCTGATATTCAAAAAGGAACTAATAAGGAAAAAAAAGAACTTACAACACCTACGGGAATTAAAATTAAGTTTTATGTTGGTCCTGGTAAAGGAGGGACAGCCGCAACAGGGCTACCAGTAAGACCACCAGAAGGAGAAGAAGAAGTTACGGCTCCAAGAAGTGCTGAGACTATAGGACAGCAAGTAATCAAAGCTAACTCAGGAGTTTCCTTTGGAGAAGTAGGAATAATTAATGGGAAGGATGTTACAATATCTCCTAAACTAGAAGCTAAACCTGATCAGTTTGAAAAATTTGTGGGTAAGTTTGTAGCGGGTGCTGAAACAGGAGAGGAGGATGGTGTTGCCAGAACAGTACAACAAGCTGCTGCTATTAAAGCCCAACAAGAAGCAGAAGCAGAACAAAAGCGATGGGAAGACCTAGGAAACAAAGCAGATGCGGTTTTCTTAGAAAGGATAAATGAGGAAACAGGAGAATCTTTATACAGTGTTGATCCGACCGATCCAAATAATATATCAGCGGGTGTAGAGGCTATACAAGAAACTTTTAAAGATTTAAAGAAATATTGTCTTAGTGTAACAATTAAACCTAAGCCAAAGTATTGTGAGTTTCCTGGAATGTTTGCAACAGGGCAGGGGAACGCAGCCTGGGGTTATAAATTAGCTAACGGACAAGCCATAGGTGTAGAAGGTGAGACTGAACAAATACCTCCTGGATTAATAGTTAAAGTGGCACAAAATCATAGAGATTTTATGAAATTTTTGACAGGTAAGGCAAAAGATGAGGATTGCGAAAATATTAATAAAAAAGTTGGTATGTATGATGATAAATTATTAATCTTTGGTGGTAATCAGGAAACAGGAGTGGTGATTAACACCATGAATGATTTACAAATTGACGCTTTAGCGGCTGTTAAAAAACGATGTGAAGAAGTAGAACTAAAGACATTGGCGGGACCAGTATCCCCAGGAGGTACAGGTCTTAATACAATTAGATCAACTGTTGATGAGAAATGTATGGTTGCTGCTGTAGCACTTTCTAAGGCTCAAAGTTTACCCGCTGGTAAGGCCCGTGATGATGCAGTTTCAGCTTCTCTAAGGGATATCGCTGTTTATATTGGAGGTAAAGGACAAAGACTTATAGAGTGGTCCAGAGCAAGATTGGACGAATCTGGAGACGCTGAGACAGCTAGAACTTTTGATTCCTGGTCTGGGGAACAAGTCCTTCTGGAACAAGCTGAATTGGCTTCTACAGATGGAGGTAGGCCATTAGTTAGGTATGCCATGATGACTATATTAAGACATATGCAGTTTGCTAAAGCTATGGACGCAGATTCCGCTGGAGATCTAAGTACAGAAGGGGGCTCTGGGGGGAGGAGCGACACTGTTTTGTACTACGAGGATAAGAATAAGGCGAAGGCTGAAGCTGCGTGTAAACTACTAGAGTTGGACCCAGAAAAAGCACTTAGGAGAAGTTCTGATGGAAAAATGTGGGAACTTGGGGTTGGGCAAAAAGACCAGAAGGACGAGATCGGTAAGGCTAAACTAGGAGAATATAATAATACAGCAAGAAGAAGGGCGGCTATTCGTGGGGACTTTCGTAAGGATGCTGTTGACAAGAAAGGTACTCCTATAGTTGATGACCAAGGCAACCCTGTCCAAGTAGCTGCTGAGGATAAAAAGTTCCAAGAGGGCTTCACCGAATGGGCAGACGAACTACAGTTTGGTGATATTACTACAGGACCTGGGAAGGATCGGTGGGAGGCATTCTTAGGGTTCGAAGAACAATTAGAAAGTGATATAGCTGCGATGGGAAAGTCGGTTAGGGATGGGAATACCTATACTTCTAATGGTAAAATAAAATCTACTCAACCAGAGCAAGTCTGTAGTGAGTTGCAAACAATTATACAGGGTAAGTTATCCTATGATCAAGCGAAAGAAACTGAACTAGGTCAAACTTTTTTAGGGGGAGATGCAGACTTTAAAAACGCAGCAACTAGAGAGGTGGCAGCGGAACTATTTGAAAGACAAGCTAGAATTAAAATGGTCCAAGAGGCTGTTGAAGATGATTCCGATCCCGTTAAACAACAAGCTGCAAAAGATTGGATAATTAGAAATGCAATCATGACTGGAGGAAATTATAGAGATATAGTTTCGGATATTACCTCCCATAAAAGTAATAGATCCCTCGTTTTCCGACACAATGAAGTATTCCGGCAGATGGCAGAGGCTAATGATGCTGATATAGCAGCACGGGCACTAGGAAAGACTCAGGACACGGTTACTTTTAATACTACAGGAGGAAAAGGATCTACGATTAAGATAAGCGTTGGTGGTGTTTCCTGTGATCTTGGGTTTGAAGGTACAGATACTACTAAAGGGAGAGAGACGCGCACAGTTTGTAGTGTTGGTCTAGAAAGTGCCGAACAGATGGGACAATATTTCCCCGGAATACCATCAGAGCGTGTTACTGCAAGTACCCTCCATCAATACATGGTGGGACAGATGAGATTACTTGAGACCTTGATTAATCAAACCAAAAGTAGTCAGGCTCTTTAAGAAGATCATCAAATAGATATATTCTGTATGTTTTTTCTTCTTTATGTATCTCTATGTAGTTATTAGATTTATATAAACTATTATAGGGGACTATAGCCAGGGTTTTTTGTCTATCTTGTTTAAATATTACCATTGGTGTCTTCTGGCATTTTTCCGAATCTTTTTCACATTGTTCTATAAATTTCCAGGTGTCTGAACTATAATTATATATACTATATAAGTTTTCTTTATTGTATCCTTTCTTGCATTCTATACAATACTTAAAGTTTAATGGTGTGATCAAGTCCCCATAAATTTTAAGGTGGTCAGGAAGAGAGTGTGTGGTGGCGAACGCACCAGACCCAGGAGTTCTTGAAAATTCTGTGGTGTTGAATCTATCATTAAGTGTCTTGGCTATGGACCTCTCAAAGGTAGAGCCCTTAGCCCTGCTGTTTACCCTCTTCTTTTTTTTCAACGCAGAAAAATCGTAATTGTCTTCCATAATTTATTACCTATACTATAATAGTTAAATGGATCCCGAGCAAACAAGTATTAAGCTAGATGTCAATAAATGGAGAATCCGTATAGATGAGCGGAGTAGAAATCGTATGAAATTACAAGTTAAACTTTCGAAAGATGAGGCAATAGCCTACAAGAACTTTGCAGATGTATGCAAACCTCAAGAAATTACGGACGAGGCTTTTATTAAGACAGTCTTCGTAACAGGTATTGAGACACTTAACCAACAGCTTTCTGATATGGTACAGAAGTACGCCTCAGAGAACAAAGAGGAACTCGCTGCGTCTGGCATTACTGTCATTGAGAATGAGGATGGTGAGGTTAGGTTAGCAGAATCAGCAGTGATTGAGCATGATCTTTCTGGTCTCCCGTCCGATAGTCCTCAAAAATACGAAGAGTAATGTACAAATTACATTTCCTTAAAAAGGAAAACGATCTTAATAAGATCATTCGAACTTACAAGAGAGATAGGTCTCCTATCAATATTCTATTTATTTCTTTGTGGGACAAGCACTCTAATGTTTTGTTGTCCAAGCTCAGAGAAAAGTATAAAGATGTTGAGCAAGGACAGCCCCTTTACATCGTGGACAGCTTTCGTATGCCCCACAGCTTTGTTATATATAACACAACGAAGCTTCCTCATCTTGTACGCCTAAACAAAAGAGGGATTCATTCAGAGGATTACCTTTCTATGGTGATGAAGAACCTTAGGATTAAATAAAATCATCCTTCTTTCTTTCAATATAGTTTTCTATTTTCTGATTGTATTTTTTGTTCCTAGTGTACAGCAGTTTTAGATTGTTAACTATGATGGTTGTAAAATAGTTAAAGGCTGTCCCTTTGCGTGGCTTAAAGTTCTTTACTGTCTTAAGAACCAAGGCAAAGCATTCTTGTTTCGCATCATCGGGGTCTACTTTGAATCTAAAAGACTCGATTATGTTGGTGATTAGCAGATCAAATAAAGAAACTAGATCATTCTCGTAAGTTTCTGGGTCTTGCTGGTATAATAGGATGATCTCTTCAAATCTCTTGTTGTCTATGTAATGATTATTCATACCCTATTATAGCCATGTTCGATCTCGATAAGTTGTACGCAGGACACAAAACTCATGGGGATAATCCTTTATGTGAGGGGTGTTCCATTCTGGAGAAAAGTAAACCATGCCATTCGGTTATGGATTATGAGGATTTTGGAGAAGCACCTGTCTTATTTCTGTCTGATTCCCTTAACTATAGGTTGGGAACCATTGCACCCTTCTCTAAGGCAGAGGTGTCTCTCATTGATGAGTGTTACAAAGAAAGTTATAGGTTAGCTGCGTCTGTCAAGTGTCCCTCTGTTAAAGAAGCAGACATGACCCCAGACAATATGAAGTTATGTCGCGTCCACCTAGAGGCCACCATAGATAAGGTAAAGCCTAAACTAGTGTTCCCTTGTGGGAACTTAGCCATGAAGATGCTGATCAAGAAGAGTGGCATCACAAGCAAGAGAGGAAAATCTTATGAATATATCACTACTGGAGGGCATCGCTGTATCGTTGTGCCTATTTTTCATCCTTACTCCTGTATTAAGGAGCCTCGCCACACAATCCTGTTCAAAACAGACATCCAAAATGCATATGAAAAATATGTACTTGGCAAAAGAGTTAAAGGGAACTTTACCTATAAAGTCCTCACGCAGATCGAAGAGGTCGAGGCATTAGCAAAGAAGCTATGGGACTCCTATGAAACGATAGCAGTTGACACAGAAACCACAGGTCTGAATTTTTTGAAGGATAGTATTATGACAATCTCTATTACTTCTAAAGAGCAGACTTGGGTGCTTCCTTTGGATCATAAAGATAGTCCTTTCCGAAAGGGAGAACCACACTATGCTAAGGTTTGGGTTCTTCTTCGCCGCATCTTAGAGAATCCTAAGAATAGGAAGGTCTTTCACAATGCTAAGTTCGATCTCAAGTTCTTGCTTAACTATGGAATCTATACTAAGAATGTCTGGGACACTAAGATCATGCACCACCTTCTGGATGAGAACATGCCCAAGAGTTTGATGGACTTAACTAAACTGTATTTCGCCAATGAGTTGGAGGATCTCTAATGTTAACAATTGATAACCCCAGTAAATTTGATTGGGCGAACATGGATCTATCTGATTGCTGTGAAGGCAATGCGATGGATACCTACTTTACCCTTAAGCTCTTCGACCTTATCATGGAAAGGTTAGATGGACAACCTGTTATGAAACTTATTGAGAATGTTGTTATGCCTTCTCTTGAAACTTTCGCAGAGATGGAGTATAATGGGTTGGATGTAGACTTGTCCACGCTAGATTCTGTAGGTAAGCAGTTGCGATCTACTAATATGGACGAGGAGGATTTTCTATACACTTGTAAGAGTGTTACGAAGACTGATAATTTATCCTCCAACAATGATTTAATTGAAATCCTTTACACCAGGGAAGGTGGTATGGAACTTTATCCTCCTGACAAAACAGCCAAAGGAAAACCTTCGGTCTCTGCACCTACTCTTAAACTACTTCTTGAACATATTGATACGGAGTTAGAAAGCCGTGGGTAAATGGCAGCATAGAGACGAAGGGAAAAAGGTAAGCAAGTCTGTTGTTGCGTCAAAGACCACAGAAGATTTGGTGGAAGCTAAGAAATTCCTGAAAGGGTTGCTAGATCTTCGTAAATCTGAGAAGCTAACCAAGACTTATATTGATGGAACAAAGAATGCTATTGCTTATAATGAGCGCAATAAAGTCTTTGTAGACTTCCGCTTTGATGGTACTGCAACTGGGAGGCTCTCATGCGCTGCGTACAACGCTCAGAAGGCAATGGGAGTGTCCTTCCACACACTACCCCGAGAAACTAAAAACAACATCAGGAGCCTTTTCAGAGCCCCTGACGACTGGGCGTTTATTGCTGCTGATTATGCAGCAATGGAGCTACGAGTCCTGTCTCATATTGCCAAGGAAGGGAATATGCAATTAGCTTTCAATCAAGGTGCTGATCTTCATACCTACACTGCAAAGCTTCTGTTCAATAAAGAAAAAATTAGTAAGACTGAGAGGCAAATTGCCAAGACTGTTTCCTTTCTTATTGTATACGGGGGAGGTGCATTCAATTTAAGTGAGACGATGGGCATTCCTATGCGGAGAGCCGAGAGGATTATTAAAGATTATGAGAATGTGTACCCAGGAATCTTTGAATACATGGACTTCGTTAACAACTTTATTAAAACTAATGGGTATGCTTACACTATCTTTGGTCGCAAACGTAACCTGCCTGATGTGGTGAGTAGGGATCGCTCGGTCATTAACAGAGCGTTGAGGCAGGGACTGAACTTTACTATCCAAAGTGCAGCCTCTGACATACTTCTTACCTCTCTTCTAGGAGCATCCAGAAGGTTTGAGGCTGCTGGACTGCAAGCTAAACCTGTAGCTACGGTACATGACTCGATTGAAATTGTATGTCCTCAAGAAGAGGTGAAAGAAACGCTTACGATCCTCTATGATGAGATGGTCAACTACCCGCTGATCAAGGAAATTTTTAATATTCATTTTGATGTACCTCTTGCTATTGATGCAGAGGTCGGTAAGTCCTTTGGAGATGGTAAAGAAGTAACTTTTGATAATGGGATTCCTATTCTATGAAACAATGTAATAAATGCTTACAAGACCTTGACAACTCAGCGTTCGGTAGACATAGCGGAGCTAATTTCCTAAGACCAGAGTGCAAGAAGTGTACCAATAGACTTAATAAAGAGCGAAGAGAATTAAAAAAGAAGTACGGAGTTGCTCCTGCCGATCATGTTTGTCCTATTTGTTTAAGAAATGAAGAAGAGGTGAGGGGTTTAGGGGGTGTTAGGATTGGTTCGTGGGTATTAGATCATGATCATAAAACCGCACAGTTCAGAGGTTGGTTATGTCATTCTTGTAACAGGGGTTTGGGTGGCTTTAATGATGATGTACAAAAATTAAAACGAGCTAGACATTATCTTAACCCTAGTAAGTGGTGGACCTTTTGGAAGTAAAACATATATTGCACAAGGGCTCAGTAGAGCTTATGAGCAACACCTGTAATGGTGATTTGCTTGTTGTAAATTCAGCGAGGTGTTCTTTTGATAAGACACATGAAATATTTGATCACAAAACAGATACAAAACTTATCAACTATTTGGCAGAGCATGGACATCTACTGCCTTTCCGTCATCCTGTATGTACTTTACGCATCGTCGCGCCTTTATTCGTACTGCGTCAGCTA